TAGCCGTGGTGCAGGTTCTCTGCGCGATGGTAATGCGCGTCATCAACAACCCTGAAGGCAAGTATCAGGAATCGGGCGACGACTACTCGTACTCGCGTGATTCCGCACAGTCGACAGGTGCGCTGTACGTATCAGCAGAAGAGCTGAACATGCTCCCGGCTGGCCCACGTCGACGCCGCACGTCTTTCACGATTGTGCCGTCGTGAGCGCCGAATCGGTCATCTATCAGGGCCGCGCCTTCGAGGAACGGCAGATGACGGATGCATGTGAGGTTGGCACGCTGTCTCCGGGCGATGTCCTGAACGAAGAGACAGGCGAGTATGAGCCTGTCTTCACGGCTGTATACACGGGCGCCTGCCGGTTCAAGGCTAGCGATACGCAGGTGGGTGAGATTGATGCCGGCGGTCAACTTCTGGTCGAGCAAGATGCTGTCCTCAAGCTGCCTGTTCTCACGTCGACCGCTGTCCGGAAGGACATGCAGGTGCGCATCACGGCGTCGCTCACAGACCCTGGACTTGTTGGGGTGACTGCTCGTATTAAGGGGCCGTTTGTGTCGTCTTACACGACGGCGCGGCGTTTCCCGGTGGAGGTTACGACCTGATGCCGGACTTCGACTTTTCGGCACTGGATCAGCTTGCCGCAGACCTTGGCGAAGTACCCAAGGGTGCAGGCGAGTTCGTCCGCAAAGCCGTGACGGTGGCGGCGCGCAACGTCAAAGACGCTTGGCGAGGCAAGTTGCAATCGTCGGAGAGCTTCCCCCGAGCCGCGGCCTCAATCGCCTACGAACTCAAGGGCGGCTATGCGATCCGCGGCAGCACGATTACGGCGGAAATCGCCCCGCGTCTTGGTGGTCAGGGGTCGCTGGTCTTCGTGACTGAGTTTGGTTCGTTGGCTACGTCGCCGCGCGGTTATGGCCGTGCAGCGTTGCAGGAGACGCAGGAGGACTTCGTGGACGGTTTGGCGAAGGCTCTCGAGGACGCACAGAAGGCGGCGGGCCTATGAGTATGCGCGCAGTCAAGAACGCAGTCCTTGCGCGTCTGCGTGAGGATTCTGCGTTGAAGGATCGCGTCTTCGAGGGCGTGGTTACGAACCGCCCGACTCGTTACGTGACTGTGTTCTCCGACTCGGGTCAACGGTCGCAGGAGCGTTTCACGGGCGGGCAGTGGGCGTCGACTCAGACGTTTGTCATCCATTCGGTGAGTGAGTCTCCGGACAAGGCGCAGATCGAAGCTGACCGGGTGTTCGCGAAGCTGCTCGATTGGACGCCGACTGTTGAGGGTCGTAGGTGTCGTCGGGTGCGTCATGCATCGTCTCAGCCTGTTCAGTACGACACGGATGTGTCGCCTCCGCTCTACTACTGCGTTGATGAGTTTGACGTGACGAGTACCCCCTACTGACCCCTTTGTTCACCGCCCCGCTTCGGCGGGGTTTCTGCATTTAAGGAGCAGCAATGACTAGTTTCCTGCGCGTCAAGTCGGCTGATGGCCCTGACGCTGAGTTTTTCGCACCGGCCGCTTGGGTTGCTTCGCACCCTGGCGACTACAAGGTGATCGACGAGACGCCGGTTGAGAAGTCTCCCGCTGTCATCCAGACCACTGCTCGAGCGTCCGCTTCTGGCAGCAAGTCCGTGGGCAAAACCCCCAAGAAGGAGGAGAGCTAGATGGCTCTTGAAGAAGTTCCCGATGGCACTCCGTCCGATGGTAATGGGCTTGTCCTGTTCGTTCCGACGATTGCAGATCCGTCTAAGCCCAAGGTGTCGGAGCTGACTGCTTCCGGTGTCGTGAAGCTGACTTACTCGATCACTGGTGACGGTTATGCGCACACGGTGACGATCAACAAGATCACCGCCAACCGTCTGACCCTGCCTTCGCAGTTGCAGTACGACGGCACCGAGGTCGATGACCTGTCGATCACGTACGCGTACACGAACACTGAGGGCGACGTTGTGCGCCTGGCGCTGCCTAAGGGCACGCGGGGTTACATCGTGGAGCGGTGGGCTGTCGCTAACGAGGTTGCCCCTGCTGTGGATCAGCTTGTTGACGTGATTCCTATCCAGGCGTCGGTGTCGCTCAAGAATGCTCCGGTGACCAACCAGGAGCTGACTCGTACGCAGGCACTGAACATCACTGGGAAGGTGCATCGCGACGTTGAGATTGTCGCGTCTGCCTAACCAGTTCTAGACCCCGGCCAGGGCGTACCACGCCCACGGAGCGTCCTGGCCGGTTCCAACTCTTCTATCCGTGGGTTCCGTGGGAGGAATACGAATGTCTTTGCTTGATGAGGCCCTTGAGGCTGCTGCTGCGGAAGTTGTGCCGCATCTTGACGTTGATGTCGAGTTGGGTGGCAAGCATGTGCCTCTCCGGTTCTACCGGATTGATGGCGAGCGGTGGGCTGAGATTACGGCGATGAGTCCTGCCCGTCTGGGGTCGGCGATTGATCGGCGGTATGGGTACAACTTCCAGGCTGCGTCTCGGATTGCGGCACCGATCAGTGGTCGGGTTCTGGATGGCGACGATGAGGTCGAGTATGAGGATGCGAAGTGGGGCGAGCTGTTTAAGAAGCTTGCGGGTCACAACATCAAGCTCATTCATTCGGCGATCTGGCAGTTGAACGAGTACGACCCTGAGGTGCGTGTTGTCGAGGCAAAAAAAGCATCGAAGGGCGGCTTGGGGCAGAAGCCCAGCTAGCCCGTGAGCTTGGGGTGTCCGTTCGTGAGTTGTACGGGTGGACGCCACGCACTTTTACGCGTCACACGGACGCTGATGGGCGCGTGAGCGAGTCGGTTTCGTGGACTGAGTCGCGTTGGCCTGTTGAGGAAGTGTCTCTGCTGTTGGCGTCACGCCGGCGGAACGTTGGGCCGCATGGGGTGCCGATGGACCAAGCGTTGGATCCTGCCAATCGCGGGAAGTTCATCGTTGAGGCGACGACCGATTTCGCTGCGGAGGCCGTGGCGACGACGAGGAAAAAGTATGAGACCGACTACGCGCACCAGGACTTGTCGTCGCTGATGTGGTCTGCCCGGCTAGCGCCGCCGCCCGATCCCGTCGACAACAAGGGCGACTAGTCCGCAGACGAGTCCCGCACCAAAGAGCAGCATCCCGAATACGGGAAGCTCCGGTGTCTGCTGGCTGACGTTGACGACGATCCAAACAAGCCCAATGACGACCAGCCCTCCTCCGGCGATGGCCCAGGACTGCGCTGTTCGTCGATTTTGCATGCCCCAAATGTACAGCTCAATACGCGAACGGTGGTGATTGTTCATGGCCGGAGGAAATCGCGAGACCAAGGTCGTTTTGACGGCTCAGGTGGCTGGGTACCTGGCTGGGTTTGAGCAGGCGAAGCAGAAGACGAAGCAGACGGCTGAGGAGTCCGCGAAGCTCGAGGCGCAGTTGCAGAAGCAGCATGCGGCGATGAACACCATCGGTATCGGCATGACTGCGTTCGGTGCGGTCGCCGCGGCTGGTGTTGGTCTTGCAGTGTCGAAGTTCATGGAGTTCGACGCCCAGATGTCTGCGGTGCAGGCGGCGACGCATGAGTCGTCGGAGAACATGGCGCTTCTGCGTGACGCGGCGATGGAGGCGGGCGCTGTCACGGCATTCTCGGCTACTGAGGCTGCGCAGGCGATTGAGGAGCTGTCTAAGGCTGGTGTGGCGACGGCAGACATCCTTGGCGGTGGGTTGCAAGGCGCCCTCGATTTGGCTGCTGCAGGCGAGCTGGCAGTTGCGGATGCGGCTGAAATTGCTGCGACAGCTATGACTCAGTTCAAGCTTTCGGGCGAAGAAGTTCCCCACATTGCTGACCTGCTTGCTGCTGGTGCGGGCAAGGCGCAGGGTTCGGTTGATGACCTGTCGCAGGCGCTGAATCAGGGAGGCCTTGTCGCGTCTCAGGCGGGCTTCTCGATTGAGGAGACCACGGGAACGCTGTCGGCCTTTGCTGCGGCTGGACTGTTGGGTTCGGATGCTGGCACGTCGCTCAAGACGGCCATTCTGGCGTTGCAGAACCCCTCGAAGAAGTCCTCGGACACGATGGCGCAGTACGGCATCGAGGTATACAACGCCAACGGGACAATGAAGTCGTTCTCGGAGATTGCTGGGGTGCTCGAGACCTCTCTTGGTGGCTTGACGGATGAGCAGCGCAACTCTGCGCTGGCTCAGATATTCGGCAATGATGCTGTGCGCGCTGCAAACGTTCTTTATGCGAACGGGCAGGACGGCATCAGCCAGTGGACCCGCAATGTCGATGACGCTGGTTATGCCGCTGAGACGGCTGCGATCAAGCAGGACAATCTGGCTGGCGACCTCGAAAAGTTGGGTGGCGCGTTCGACACGCTGCTGATCAAGACGGGTGCCGGCGCAGACGGCCCGCTTCGGTTCCTTGTTCAGTCGGTCACTGACCTTGTGGACGCGTTCTCGGATGCTCCGCCGATTGTTCAGCAGACGGGGCTTGCTCTTGGCGTGACTGCTGCCGCTGTTGGGCTTGCGGGCGGCGCTGTGCTGATCATCATCCCAAAGGTCTACGAACTCAAAATCGCGCTTGATGTCCTGGCGTCCTCGAGTATCCCCGGTGTCGGGTCTGCTGCTGTCGGCATGACTAACGCTGTTGGCAAGTCAGGTGCAGCCCTTGCCGCTACGGCTCGGTTCCTGACCGGGCCGTGGGGTATCGCCCTCGTAGCGGCGACGGTTGGTGTCAAGCTGCTTTCGGACTACCTCGAGTCGCTGAAGGCGTCGTCGGAGGAGGTCACGAACAGCTTGGTTACGGCCAAGGATGCGTCGGAGATCTTTGACACGGTTTCGCAGGGCCGGGCGGTCACGGCGTGGGCTGATGTCAATGCTCAGTTGAATGACCTGCCGACTTTGCTTGCGGCAGCTAACGAGCAGCAGGAGAACTGGCTGTCTCGTTTTGGTGGGCGTGAGTACTTCGGCGGCATTCAGGCACTCAAGGACATTGGTGAAGAGCTGGCGTCGCTGGCTGAATCCGATCTTCCTGGGGCGCAGGAAGCGTTCACGAAGCTGGCCGCTGAGACGGATGGGTCGAAAGAGCAGCTCATGCAGCTTCTCGATGCGATGCCTGCGTACAAGGACGCGCTGACAGAGCAGGCTACCCAGTCGGGCGAGGCGGCGACTGACGCGAGCCTCCTCACGATGGCGCAGGCTACGGCTGAGGAACAGGCTATTGCTACTGCCTCGGCTTACGTCGAGCAGGCTGCTGCTGGCGATGATGTGGTTGAGATGATCAACGAACTTATCGAACAGGTCAACAATCTCAACGAGACGAATCAGGATGCCGTTTCAGCGAACGCAGACTTCCTGCAGTCGCTGGAAGCGATTCAGTCTGGCGTTGACGATCAGAAGAAGGCATACGAGGAAGCCAACGGCACGCTCGAGGGGTTCAGCCAGACACTTGATGAGGCGACTTTTGCTGGGGCTGGGCAGGCTGACCAGTTGGCGCAGGTTGCGGCGAAGGCGCAAGAAGCCGCTGATGCTCAGTTTGCTGTCGATCAGACCACGATGAGCGCGACGGATGCGACTGACAAGTATGTTGCGACGCTCCGTGATCAGCGGGCGCGTTTCGAGGAGGCGGCTGTAGCTGCGGGCTACTCGAAGGATGAAGTTCAGAAGCTGGCAGATCGCGTGTTTGCTCTCCCGTCTGCCAAGGAAATAAAGATCCTGGCTGAGACTGCGGCGGCTCAGGCGGGGATCGACAATCTGATTTCTCTGAACTCTGGTCGTGTTGTGCGTGTTTCGGTGCGTGCGACGAACGACAGCCCCGCGTCTTCTTGGACGGGCGGCTTGACGCAGGCTGACGGTGGTGTCGTCGACTACTACGCGAACGGTGGGGTTGCCGAGAGCCACACGGCGCAGATTGCGCCGGCGGGTGCTTGGCGTGTGTGGGCTGAGCCTGAGACTGGCGGCGAGGCGTACATACCACTGGCGGCGTCGAAGCGTGAACGGTCGTTGGCGGTTTGGGCTGAGACCGGTAAGCGGCTGCAGGCGTTCGCTGACGGCGGTGTCTGGTCGGCTGACCGGTACATGGGCGGCGCTTCTTCTGGCGGCGTCACAACCAGTTCCGTGTCCCGTTCTTCGTCTCTGGTGCAGAACATCAACGCACCTGAGGGCGTTTCGGCGTTTGAGGTTGCGCGTATTGCTGCTGCTGACCGTGATTGGGCGATGAAGGGTGACGCATGAGCGGCAATAGGGATGATGTTCTGCGTATCGGCCATCTGGTGTTTTGGGGTGGTGAGGGTAGTGATGGGTTCTTCATTGATGCGGAGGGGTTCGAGGGATGGTCTGATGCCCCGAATACGCGCACTGAGGAGGTGAACCTTGATGACGGTGATGGTTCGTATGACTCGACCGAGTTCTACGAGCCGCGGATCATTACCGTCTCGGGCTTGTGCATTGCTGGGAGCGCTGAACGTTTAGAGCATTGGCGTAATCAACTTTTCACGGTGCTGCAGGGCCGTAAGCAGATCTTCGGCAACTACCAAGGCGCACGACAGTTCGTGTACGGTCGCCGGTTTGGTCAGCCGAAGTTCCAAACGATTGTGCCGGGGTCGTTGGCGCGGTACCAGTTCCAAATTCGATGCGCGAATCCTCGTAAGTATGGGGAGCGTGTGCCGACGACGGTGACGGGCCCGAATCAGTCGCAGTCGATTTATCATCGCGGGAACTTCAACGCGTACCCGACACTGATTGTGCGGGGCACGATGCCGTCGTACCGGATTGAGGGTCCGAATAGTACGTGGCAGATTGCGCGTGCTGTTACCCCGTCGACACCGCACACGATTGACAACTTTTCGGGTGTGCTTTATGAGAACGGGCAGGTTCCGTTGTCGTCGATCACGTCTGGTGTTGGTTGGTCGTTCCCTCCTGGCCGCATTTTTGAGACGCACCGTCTGATCCCTGATTCGGGTTCGGGGACTCTCGAGACTGTCTTGTATGACACGTTCATTTAGGGGGTTGCTCCATGTGGACGTACTTCATTCATGAGACGACGACGGGTATCCGCCGGCAGCAGGTGAAGGTGACGGGCGGGTCGTTCTCGACACGCATGTCTGACATCGGTAGTGGTGAGCATGAGCTTGTCGTGGCCGATTCGGGTCTGAATCGGGCGCAGTGGTTGGAGCTTGTGCATCCGTGGGCGAACACGTTGGTGCAGTGCTGGAATGGTCGACCCGTGTATGCGGGACTGTTGCAGGGCTACAAGGTGAACCGCAAGACGCGCACCATTTCAGTGCGGCATAAAGAGCTGCGGCTTTTGCTCAACCGTCGTTTCCCGTTCCGTGTGGGCACCCGCTTGCAGGAGGGGCATTGGATCGTTCGTGACAAGAGCTTGCGCGGTGTGATCACGGAGCTGGTGCGTGTCGGCCTGGCGCGCCCTGACGGCGGCGACGGCTGGAATGTGCCTCTTGGTATCCCTGCTGGGTCTGAGGCGGGCAACAGTGGTACGACCCTGTTCAACTGGGATTTCACGACCATCGAGAACGGTATCGCTGAGGTTGAGGATCGTGACGGCGGACCTGATGTGCACTTCGATCCCCGCTATGTGGGGGCGGGTCAGCTCGAATGGGAACTCAAGATCGGCAACCCACGTATCGGTGGTCTGCAGTTCGACTATGTGATGAACGTTGCTGAGCCGCGCCTGTTCGATGTGACCTCGGAGGCGGATGGTACCGAAATGCTGACGGGTGTTTTCACTATCGGCAAGGGGTCTGAGAAGGACATGCGGGTTGGTGAGGCGGGCTTGGTTCAACTGCCGGTGCGTCCGAAGCCGATCCCGTTCTTGGACTCGTCGCGGCCTTATAAGGAGGTCAAGGACATCCCCGAGCTGAACGGTCATGGCATCGCGGAACTTAAACGCCACGGTGCACCAACCGTCCAGTGGGAGATGAAGACCCTCACCACGGGCGATGTTGGTGCCGACCAGTTGCGTCTCGGGTCACGGATCCGGCAACGGTACGAGGGCGACTGGTGGGAAGGGACACGCACCATCGACCACTACCTCATTGGTATGCGGGGCACACACGAGTTCCCCCTTGTTCTCGAAACACAAGAGTTGGAAGGTCTGTGATGGCTGTACGTAACATGCGCACGTCGCAGACGAAGCGGCAGACGGACGCGATCCGGCGAGCACAGACCGCATCCCCCATCGGCTACTCGTCGGTGGAGGAGGGCGGTCTGCGGATCGCGTCTCAGGAGGGGCTGACAGTTCAGGGGTCGCAGCGGGTGACGGGCACCCTGTACATTGATGGCACTGAGCGTGTCGACGGCATGCTGATCGTCGCCGGCACACTGAATGTCACAGGCACGTCGACGGTCAGCGGCAACATGTCCGTCACGGGGCCACTGACTGTGCGAGGCAACTCGACGTTCATCGGCCCCCTGCGAATCGAGGGTGAGGCTGCAATTGTTGGCCCGCTGCGGATCGAAGGTCTGGTGAACATCACAGGCCCGCTGACTATCGCCGGGGAGATGGACATTACCGGCGACATGACTGTCACGGGCACGTCGACCTTTGAGGGCGACATGGCCGTCAAGGGGAAGATTGACATCACCGGCGACCTCGCGATCAAGGGGAACACGTCACTTACAGGTGACATGAAAGTGCTGTCCGGTGGCAAGGTCACCGTGGGCAAGATGATCCTGAACCCGACTGGCGGCGAGACGGGTAACGGGGCGTTGGTTTCCTCAACCGCTGTCGAGTTGACAGCCCCCACCGTGGTCACTTCCTCCGGCTTCTTTGCCAAGGGGAGCATCACGACTGAGGGCAACTTGTATGTCCCCGCCTTGCCGACCATCACGGGTCGAACGCCGAACGTGTTCGTCGACACAAACGGCCGAACTTTCAGGATCGTTTAGTCGGCAACGATGCTGTGTTCGGGGCAGATGAGTTGAGACGCGAGACTCGCGATGGCTTGGCTGTTGTAGCCCTCCACGATTTCAGCATCTGACGTTTCGACGACACGGACGGCCTCGTAAGAGATGCCCTGGTCCATCTGATCGCAGGCCGCATTGCCCGCGTCGACCAGTTTGGTATCAGTTGCCGCATCCATGCCCCGTACAGACGCCCTGACTGCGCGTAGGTACTCGGTCATGTCCACTTCTGCAGCGGGCAGCTCGGTGGTAGCCGGTGCGCTTTCAGGGGCGGCGACTGCCGCCTGGCGTTCCGCCGGCGCTGCCGTCGTCTGCGACGCGCTCGAGCATCCAGCCGTCACCAAAGCACACGCCGCGACCAGCGCAACCAGTGCTGTTTTCTTCATCGGTCCCCGAGGGTTCATGCCCTGAGTGTATGGGTTCCGCACCACAACACAACCGTCTGCGCAACCTAGGAGGCAATATGCCCAACGTCACAGGCAAACTACTTGACATTGGGCTGTCGCCCATCGACGACCTCCGACCGGTCGTTGTCTTCACGCCGAAGAACGAAAGCGGCGACGGGTCAAGCGTCAACGGGGCAGAGATTTTCACCAACCGTGCCATATCGGTGCGCCCCGATATCGGCGGCAGCTTCTCTGTCCGGCTCGCCACCACAACCACGCTGCGACCTGACACCTGGTATGAGATCCGCATCGAATGGTTCGAACCCACAGGCGGGTTCATTGGTGCCGCGTATCCGGCGTTCAAACTGCGTGTCCCGCCGCAGGGTGGTGACCTTGCAGCTCTTGTCGACGCCGAGCCGACAAGCCGCATGACGTGGATTGGCCCTAATCCGCCACCCACAGAGACCCCCTACCTGTGGTGGATCGACAACGGCGTCATTCCGCCTGTGCTGTACGAGTCCAACTGATCATGCCCATTGCCCAATCTGATACGAATCGAGACAACTAATGGTGTGGGTTCCGAAAGCTGAACTTTCAACAGCCAATGACAGTGTGGTGGCCGACTTTGTGCGCAACCCAACGTCTAAGAGCCGTGATGCTGTCAAGACTGTTGTGACCCCTCTTGTCACCGAGTCTTTGGCGCAGAGTGATGTGCCGGCGCAGGCGGCTAAGGCTGCTGTTGCGGGTGAGCTGGCGACAGGCCGTGTGGCGCGGTATGCGCCGCAGGATGCTTCGCCTGCTGTCGCGCTCACTCCGACCGGTACAGAGTCCGACACATTCCTCAAAGCGGGCCGAATGGAAGATACAAGCCCAAACGCTTGGATGGTGCAGACCGATGCTGGTGAGCAGCTGATCCGTGTTCGTGGTGATGACGGCACGGTAGACATGCTGCTTAGCAAGTTTTCTATCAGCTACCTGTCGTCTCAGCTCGGCGGACTGTCCCAGAAATGGGATGGCGGTACCACCGAATGGTGGACGAACATGGTCTACGAGGACAAGGCAAGGAACCGTGTACTTGTCGCGTGCATGGACAAAGACGGGGTCCACTACATCCTGGAAGCACGCCCTGGTGCGCCCATTCGAGGTGTCGCCATTGTGCAAACCCTCGCCGATGACCACAACCTTGGCGGGATCCTCGCACTGCCAGACGGATCTCTGACATACGTCTACAACAAGCACAACCAGACGTACAGCCTCGAGGCCATCCTTGGTGATGCTGACGGTTCGGTTGACTCTTTGGCGCGCAATCCGGTCACGATTGTTCCTGGTGGCGGGCAGGTGTCGTACAACCAGCTTGTGTTGCGGGAGAAGATCAGCACCACCACCCAGGCTGAGGTCTATGCCGGCATCCGTCGTGATGTCGAAGCATGGGGCATGATCCCTATCACCTACGACCTTGTGGCGCGGACAATCACTTCTGGCGCGTACCAAGGGTTCTTCTCGTCGCCTGGTCAGCAGTGCTACACGCACATTGGGTTGTCTTACAAAAACAGTTTGGGCCAGCAGTGCGTACCGATGGTGACGGGTTACAACCCTGAGAAGGAACGCAGGCTGAAACCGCACTATTACCGGTACACCCTGAATGTCGAAACTGGGGCAATCACTTACGCTAACGACAACAGTGTCGGCCAGCTCGGCACCGCTCGTTCGTATGCGGATTTCACTAACGCAATCGACGAAGTGCCGGATGACTGGACGCGACGCCTGTTTTACGGGACGCGTGACACCCTCCTCTACGCTGAGGGTCCGATTGCTTCACCAGATGACTGGACGTACTACCTTGCGGTATTCAAGCCGGATCGCACGTACACACGGACATCGTTTGGGCGTGCAGGTAAGCGGTTCGGTAACCGGGTCGATTCCAACTACCTGAGCGGTATGGGTATGCGGTTCGAATCCAACGGGACTGAACTGTGCATCGCGAGGGAAGCGTATGGAACCTACACCCTTGAGTCCCACAAGTTGCAGCGTGACGGTTCATGGAAGAAAACCATCTTGTACACCAGCACTCTTAGGCCCGCAATCCGCCCCTATTGGGCAGGTGCGATGGGGTGGCTCTACAACGAGGTGATTTCTTACCCGACCGATGGTTACATCGGCGCTGTCACGAACTTGCACTTTGTCACGGAAGGAGCGCAGTAATGCGCACACGCCACTTTGCTGGTCCTCGTATTGGCAACCCGCTGCTTCCTCGTGTTGGCGGTGTCACTTCCCTGTACAGCGGGCTGATACCAAACGGTGGGTATGCGCAAGCCTCTTACATCGACGGATGGAACCGGTCTGACGGTTACGAGGTCGAGGTTATCTTGCGCAGCCCCACCGTTCCTGCGCCGTACGAGCTGGCACGACGTTACGCCGATGGTAAGGGCTGGTTCCTGCGCGTGACGGCGGCTGGTGACATCACCTTGTCAACAGCTTACGGAACGAACACTTCGCTGACGGCCTATGCAACAACCTCGATGCCGTTGGCAAACACGTGGGGCGGGAAGCTGATTGGCGTGAAGATTCGCCTCGATGTGGCTGCCAAGAAGTTGCGCCGCTGGCTTTCACTTGATGGCGGCGTGACTTACACCGAGATTGGCACGGGTAGCACGATTGGTGATGCGGATGCCGCTAAGGGCGTTCAGGCAACTACTGCACCGTTCTTGGTCCTGTCTCCGTTTGGCGGGAACGCGTCGCCGGTGCTGAGTTCGTCTTTGGCGTCTTTCAGGGATAGGTCTGGTGCCAGCATCATCGGGATCACTTTCGGTGACACTTGGCCTGCTTGGCAGGCGTCGTGGCCCTCCCCCACAGGCTCCACATGGTCACTGGTTGGTGGCGCGTACATCGGCTCAACTACGGTCCCCTCACCCGCGTAGAACACGCACAACACATGGAGGCCCCTGCTACGGCGGGGGCCTTCCTCATGCCCCGTAGGAGGCACCGTGACACAGTACGCAGTCGGCCCTTCAAGTTACGGGGCACAGCGCGGCGTCATCCAGTACGTGACCGATTCGGTTGTGGCGGCACAGGTGAACTCGCTGATTTACGAATCGCAGAGCGTGTTCGCGGGCGGCGCGATTCTGTCGGTCAACGAGGGTGTGCGTTCGCGTGAACGTCAGTTGCTGCTCCGACGCAAGTACGAGGAGTACCGCGCCGGCGGGCCATGGGCTGCACTCGCTGCCGCCCCGTACACGTCCACGCATGACGAGTCCCGCGGATCCGCACTCGACTTCGGTGTCACCAACCGTGACGGCAGCAACCGGGCACTGACCGTCTCTGAGCATTCATGGCTCGTGACCCGGGGCGCACAACGAGGCATCCGGTGGACAGGCGGCGACCCGTCGTTCATGTCACCGCCCGAGTCCTGGCACTTCAACGGCGGCTATGCCGCATCCATCCCCCCCATCGACCCTGAGGAGTACGACATGACCCCCGACGAGAAGAAGCAACTGTCCGCAGTGCTGGACGCCGTGAACAAGATCAAGACAGCGCAGGGACGCATCGACGGACGCACCGCCCGCATGGAGGTCGCTGTCGACAAGATCAAGGTCGCTGTCGGCGACATGCGCACCAAGCTTGCCGAACTCGTCAAGCCCTCCAAGTAGGAACACCGCGCCCTGGGGAGGGTCACATGAAGCGAATAGCTGCCAAATGGCGTCATCTCAAAGCCGAAGACCGCGACTACGTTGGCGTCTACCTATGGGGGGGACTCTGGGTCATTTGGTTCATGCTGTTCACCCCAGCGCCAATCACCGGCCTCGTGTTCCGAGGCACGATCATCTTGTTCGGCCTAGTCGCACTCGTCGGCGTGATCCTGGCAGTCCGCGGCGTGCTCGTCTCCGACCACCTCATCACCGAGAAATACGGCGTCCTGCTGATCATGGCCGGGCCGTTCTCGTACACGCTCCTGCAAGCAGGTCAGACAGTCGTCGACCTTGTGACGTTGGGCGAAACGCAACGGTCGCACCTGATCATCTTCGGCGCATGGCCGCTGTTCTGGCTCCTCAAGCGGTACCGACACCTGTCGAGGCAAGTCGGGGAGGCTAAGGCCACACCGCTGCCTGAGGAAGAAGCATGATCGCCACCGCCGTCGAAGAGCAGCCCGAGTTCATCGGCATATTTGTCTCCGCACTGATCAGCGCCGGTGTGCTCTCCGCCGCCATTGCGGGCCTCGTCGCTTACCTGAACAACCGGCGCAACGCACGCATCGCGGAACGGAAGAACACCGCCGACGAGGACAACGACCTTGTGACCCGTTATCAGACGATGGCCACAGAGGAACGCTCCGCGAAAGAGTCAGCGGTCAAAACAGTCCGCGAACTGCTCGCCATCGCAGAAGCACAGATCGCATCACTACAAGGCACCATCACCCGTCTCACCGAGACGATCACCGTTTTGCAGCACTCCGCCCAGTCGCAGCAAGACCTCATCGATTCGATCACCGCTGAACGTGACCGGCTCAAACATGAGCAGGAGAAGTTGCAGCAGGACATCGACGCGAAGGCTAAGGAACTGCTCAACAAGCAAGCAGAGATCCTCGAGCTGTCTTACCCGCACGCGAAGGTCCAGGACATTCGCAGCCATATGAAGGAGAACAACGCATGAGTCACATCGACGCCGCCCCGGTACCCGACATTTGGTTCAAGTCGCAGCGAGTGGTGCGGTCATTGCTGGCCGCTCTGGTCGTCTTCGTCCCCATCGCCAACGTGAGCCTCCCCCCGCTCGCAGAAGCCTTCAACGCGTCCGACGTGCCCGCTGAGGTGTACCTGTGGGTCAACGGCGTCATCGCTGCCGCACTCGCCGTACTCGGCATTCTGACGCGCATCATGGCCATCCCTGCCGTCAACGCATTCCTCACCAAGTTCGGTGCCGGATCCGTGCCCAAGTCCGTCGTCGAGTCCTGACACGCAACAACGCCCCCGCTGCTCTCACGAGTGGCGGGGGCTTGTTCTGCTTGCTGCCGTAGTTAGGCGGCTTCAGGCGTATTGAGGAGCGCGCGTAGGTAGTAGTAATCGCCGTAGGGCATGGACCCGTCGAAGATCGGCCCATTGTGCCCCTGATGGCCGTGAGCGAGAAGCCCATCATGCTCAGGAGACGCAGCCACGGAATAGCCGCTCGTGAGGTCGGTAAGCAACCGATGCGCGGGTGTGTCATATGCGCCGTCGACTGTCCCGAGCAGGCGCAGGCCGTCTGCGAGGATCGCGCCAGCGGAACTATCTGGCAATGCGTCAGGTCCGGCGTCGTAGTCCCAGCGCGGTACAGAGTCACCCGTTGCAGGCATCTGTGCAATCGCATAGTCGGCAGTCCGCCGTGCCGCCTCGAGAAGCCACAACGCATTGGAGGCAAGGTACGCGGTCGTGAAGCCATGGACGGCCCAAGCCTGGCCGCGTGCCCACGTCGAATTTGCAGCTAAACCCTGGTGCGTGTCGCCCTTGCGCAGATGATCGCCCTTGTATTTGAGAACGTGGAACGTCGAGCCGTCAGGGCGGACAATGTCCTCAGAGAGGCGGTGATAGTGGAACAGGGCCTTGTCCTCGTACCGAGTACCCCAAAGCAGGTTTGTGGTCATGAGCGAGTCCACAATGGAATTGTCCGACTCCATCCAGTCCCACGACCTGAACGCCCGCCTCTCGGGAACCCACCGCGACACCATGACCTCAACGGCCTCCGCTACATACTGCGGGTTTCGATACGCGAGCTGGCCAAAGAAGCCAACATCATGGTTGGCCCGCGGCGTCTGCACGAGAGCGGCAAGCTGCGGCTCTATGGACTCCGCGCGCTCACGAAAGATTGCCAACCCGGATCGGTCGAACGCCGTCCACAGCAGGCCCGAATAGAACGGCGCAGTCCACGACCACCCATCGAGCGGTGCGTAGCGTGGTGACGATGGGTCGGACTGGTTCTCGATAGCAACCCGACTGCCGAAGCGGACCGCAAGGCGCTGAAGAGAAGCTAGGCATTTTTCGATCTCGGCGTCCATGTGCCCTCCTTGCGGTTAGTCGAAGAACTGCAAGGTTGCTCGACGTGTTCCTATAGTTTAAACTGCACGCAGGCGAAAGCCAATGAGGTCCGGGTTCGAGTCCCGGGATCCGGTGCAAGCTGGTGAGAGCGCGAGAGGCAGCGCACCCGAAACCCCCACCTATGTGTGGGGGTTTCGGCCGTCAACCGGCCTTAGCTTGTGTCAACCGCTTCTTGGCCTCGAGGAACGGTTTCTCAACGTATCGGTGGAGGAGGTAAGCGGTTCCCAGGGAAGCGGAGAATGTGATGGCCGCGACCAAGAACCGGTTGACGTCGGCGAGGTGCTCGTCTGCCCAGAGGATGAAGTACCGGTGCACGAGATAGAACGAGTAGGACATGACACCGAGGAACGCGACGGGCCTCCAGTTAAGGATGCGGCCCGCGGTGGACTTCGGGAAGCTGACCACGGCTGTGAGAATGACCCACACGAGAAGCGCCTGCACGGTCAAGACGATGGGCTGCCAAGAGTCGCCGGCGCGCTGCGTGATGTAGAGCCCTACGACGGCGATGGGGATGCCGACCCACACCCAGAGGTTGCGGTGTCCGCGGATCTTGTCGAAGAAGGGGTTTGCGACGATCGCGAGGACGCAGCCCCAGAGGATGCTGTCGGCGCGGGTGTCGGTTCCCATGTAGATGCGGTTGAAGTAGTCGACGTCGAGGCCGTAGCTGAGGTATGCGCGCCACCCGAGGATGACTAGGCAGAGCGCGGCAAGGATGAGGCCCTGGTGCATCCGGTTCGGTACCCACTTCCGCAGGGCGACGTAGATGACCGGGAAGAACAGGTAGAAGTGTTCCTCGACGGCAAGGGACCAGAGGACGCGCATGGCCTTGGGGACGCCGGTGCCGTCGAAGATCAACCAGTAGTTCGTGACCTGTAAGCCCGACGCGGTGATTCCAGCAGGAGACACGTCGCCCGGAACAATCCCCGCCATTGTGACGAGTATCCCGAGGATTATCACAAGGTACAGGGCGGGCCAGATGCGGAAGATCCGGCGGAGGTAGAAGTCGCGGATGTTGATCGACCCGCGGCGGTCGGCTTCCATGCGGAGCAGCGTGGTGATGAGGTAGCCGCTGAGGAAGAAGAAGATCGTGACACCAAGGCTGGGCCTGATGTAGGCCGGTAGCCGTTCAGAGTGTCCGACGAACACAAGCAGAATTGACACTGCGCGAATGCCGTCGAGCGATGGTATGTGGTTACTTCCCCCGGTGCTCACTTGCGAAGTCTAGAGCTTTTGTCGACTTACGAACCACTCGAGGCACACCAGCGCCCCCACCCGCGACATGAACCACGCACCCCCATCACTGACCGTCCACCCGTCGTGCAGGTCGTAGTCGACACTCAGGCCACCCTCTAACCCTGGGCGGTCGCACGCGATGACGTACGTGCGCGGGTTGGTGATGCGTGCCGGCGCTCGCAACGTGTACGCGCCGACCCGGTACCTCTCGGTCAGGTTCATGCCCGACTCGATCAGTTGGCGTTCGTAGGAGCGTTTGTCGGGTTGAACTGCCATTGAGGCAGGGTACGGCAGCGTGGCTAGCTCTTCTCTGATATCTCCCGCGCCTTTGCGAGCAGCGCATCACTGTCCTCGCGCATCTGCTCGGCCATCATGCCGAACTCCATGCCCGTCGTCTTGAACAGGTCATCGAGCGCCTGAATCGGATGCTTGCTCATTCGTTCGCCCTTTCCCGGCGTGCCTCATCGACCGCAGCAATCAGCGCGGTCACGTCCAAGTCGCCATCGATCTTCACGACGATGTGGTTCGGGTTCGCCACGTCGTACGCCTTGTCGAACCATGGCGCATACATGCTGTCCGCGTCTGCCTGCCGTTGCAGTTCGGCCATCACGGCAGGCTCGAGGCTGGCCGGGTCACTCATCCGTCTACCTTCTTCCGTTCGTCAAGCAAGTCTGCCGCGTACAGCAGTGTCTGTATGTGTGCCGGCCTTTCGAGCGTTGTTGCGATCTCTCGCAACGTGGTTGCGACCTCGCTCACAGCCCCGCCTTCTTCCTTGCGATCACGTCGGCCATGTGCTGACCCGCCTTGTTGGACAGGACGAAGAAGTCTTCTGCCTGCTCTCCGGTCCGCCACTCCCACCCGCACGAACATTCGAGTCCAACACCCTCGCCGTCGTACGCAGTCACGCGGAAGTCATGCCCCGCTTGCTCGCTCACAGCCCCGCCTTCCGCTTCTTCTCTTCCTGCTTGTCGCGCCATCGGTCGAACATCATTGCTGCCACAACAGATGCCGCGGCAAAGCCACTGATGCATCCAGCGACCCAAGATCCAGCGTCCATCACAGCCCCGCCTTCCAGCAGCAGCACTTGGTGCCGTACGACATGGCCACCTCGCACATGTGGCCGTGCGGCGCGGCATGAATCGTCCGCAGGTACGTCCCGGCCAACGCCACCGCCTTGTCCCTCTTCCGCACCATCCGGTTGTACGTGGCGACTAGGACCGTATCGTGCGGGGATAGGCCAATCGTGGGGTCTATATCGCGGGTTTCGCCGTGCTGGGTGCACAGTTCGCTGAAGTCACCGTCATGGACCCACACGTGTTCCTCTTTGGAGATACTCACGAGGCAACCTCCCTGAGCCATGCGCCAGGGCAGGTGACGAGTGCAACGTCGGTGGTCAGCCGGTCGGTGCGCTTTAGGTTCCAAACAAGGTGGTTGCAGCATCGCGTCAGACCAGTCCCGGCGGGTGCCAGGTGCGTGAGGGACAGTTCCACGTCGATAACGACAGAGGTGGGCATCTTCATCAGTTGACTTCCTTTTTCCAGCAATTACACGGGTATCGCGGCGGGTCGGGTACCGGGATGAGGGATGAACAGTGGGGGGCGTGCGGGGCTGCGGTGACGGTCTCGCGCGCCTGGTCACGTTCACCAAGCGCCTGGTCGAGCAGCGCCCGTGTCTCCTCGTGCATCCGGGACGACGCATCACTGTCAGCGGTTGCGGCGGCGAGGGTGACGGCAAGTTCTGCCTCGAACTCGTCAGTGATGCGCCGGGCCAGGCGCGTCAGATCGTCCTTGCCTAGACCTCGCGCGTCAGCTAAGGCGTCTTCGTGAGCCTGGTCAACTGCGTGCGCGATTGCGCTCTCAAGGTCAGGCGTGGGGGCGGTCATGCGGTGGCCTCTATCACGTGGAGAAGCCCAGACCTGTTTTCAAGCGATGCCAGCTTCGCGTCTGCCCGCGTGGCATGTGCTGCAAGTTCTTCAGTTCGTCGAGCTAGCTGGGTTAGAGCAAAAGAAAGCGCTCTGTCACGCTCTGCTTCTGCTCGGTCCGCTCTTTCGCTCTCAGCAGCTAAAGCAGCGATTGCCTGACGCGCCCAGCCGGTCAGGTCGTCATCGTGGTCAGCGAGCATGGACCGGCCCTCGAGGATCAGTGCTTCGACGGCACTCCGCGTGTCGGGGGCGTCAGGGGTGGGGGATGCGGGGGTCACAGCAGCACCAACTCTCGTTCAGTACCAGCAGTGGCGTCGATGATCGACACACGCTTGCCGTCCGTGCTAGCCGCAGCGACGTACGTGTAGACGCTGATGCAACGACGGATCGCCTCGGTGAAGCTGATGCCGCGATTGTCTGCGATGTCCCGGAGCGCTTTCGCGGTCTCCGGGTTGAGGTTGACGTTCAGACGGATGAGATCCGACTTGGGGAGTCTGGTTGGCATGGGGTAACCATACACCTGATCGGCACAGTTTCTACTCTATTTGGCGCACTCAGCTACGGAGCGACGCCCACACAGCTTCTCGAGCACCACGATTCGCCCCCATTACGGGGGTAAAACGGCGGTCGGCTACAGTTCAGGCTCACTCACGGACGTTGGCCCTACGATGAGAAAAGCCCCGATCCGCATGGGATCGGGGGCTTCAGGGAGCCGCTTTGGGGAATCGAACCCCAGACCTTCTCATTACGAGTGAGAAGAAACTATGCGGCCTGGTGTTGCGCGTTTGCCAAATAGAGCAGTAGAGTGGCCATATCGCCCACAGAGCAACACGGACTAGCCGGGTGATGGCGACACCTTTGGCAGACAGAAAGTACAAACCACCCATGTTTTGGAGAAGAAGATGACCGACCAGACAGCAACGGCGGCACGCGGTTCATTGCACTGTCCGGACCACGACGTGGCCCTGATCCCCCACGAAGCCCCCATGCGTTCAGCAGATCGAAGCCTTATGTGCCCCGCTGAACCAGACGGAATGATGTCCACCAATAATCGCCGGTGCGTAAGGTGCGGCGCTCGGAATGCATCCTGGATGTCTGGGCTTTGCGACACTCACGTAAGGGACTACTACCGATCCCTGGACGAACAGAAGCGCGAAATTTAAGACGCTACTGCAATCCGCCGCGGGCTTGACGAAGCCATTTCCGCCGCTGTCGGTTCTGGGGCTGATGAAGTCGCTTCTTGGTTGCGCATCTATCTCGCAGACCAGCCCTAACCGCCCCCACGAGGAACACCGATGAACCGGAGAAGAAGATGAGCGACCAGCAGGTTGCGATCGCAAAGGCAATCGCCTGGGTCGCTCACCACGGCCAGGCCGACAAGAGCGGTGCCGCATACATCGGGCACCCCGCCCGAGTCGCCCAAAAGCTGGTCGAAGCAAAATCGCCAGAGCGCGTTGTTGCCGCTGGTTGGCTGCACGACGTCATCGAGGACTCATCCCTAACCAGGGACGACCTATTTGCCGCTGGCGTCGATTGGTCCGTGATCAACATCGTCGAGGCAGTGACTCGGACCAAGGAAGTCTCCCCCGAGGACTACTACTCCCGCATCGGCCAATCACAGGACGCCACCGCAGTGAAGCTGGCCGACATAGCCGACAACACCGATCCAGAACGCCTCGCCGTTTTGGATGACGCCACCATCGCTCGCCTCACTCGCAAGTACGCCAAGGCCCGCGCGCTCATCGCCCAGGCCTAGCCCGAGAGGAACCCGCACCACCATGCACGGCACGAACAGAAGATCAGCAGAGGTCAGCGTCGACCTCGCCAACGGCAACGCAGACACGCAGAACTAGACGGAGGAAGAGACGATGAGCGACGAAGACGAGTACGTACGCGTCAGGTGGTCAGGGCGTATCGGCCGAGTGGTCGAGGAGAAGCCGAACCGGGCACTCGGAGTCCGCGTCCTGTTCGCTGGCGAAGTCCGGGATCAGGGATTCAATCGGAATGAGCTCGAGCCGGTCGACCGTGGCAACTAAGACCCGAGGGCAAGGAGAAGGCAGCCTCTTCAAGGACGCCCGCGGTCTGTGGAACGCCGTCATCGAACTCCCGCCGCGTGATGGGAAGCGCCGCCGTAAGACGATCCGGCACAAGGACAAGCCTGTCGTGGTTGCCCGGATGCGTGAGTTGCAGCGGGAGCTTGAGGAACGCGGCGACCTGCCTACCGCAGACATGACTGTTGAGCGTTGGTTTGGTTACTGGTACTCGCAGATTGTTCTGAAAGAGGTGCGCCCGAAGACTGCCGGCGGGTACAAGTCGATCATCGACCGGCACATCATGCCGAACATTGGCACCCATCGGCTCGCCAAGCTGTCCCCCACAAGCATCCGCACCGTCACCGACTCCATCGTCCGAAACGGTGGGGCGCACTCGTCTGCCCTCAAAGCACATCAGGTCATGTCGTCCGCATTCGAGGCCGCCGTACGTGAGGGGCGCATGTCCCGGAACCCTTGCAAGCAGATGGCGGCACCCCGGAAGAACGTCGCCAAGCTTGAGGCGCTGAACGTCGACGAAGCGATGCGCCTCCTCCACCACGTCGAGTCCGATGAGCAGTATGGGGCGCGCTGGGCAATGGCACTGCTTACTGGTGCGCGCAGGGGTGAACTGCTCGGCCTCGAATGGGATCGGGTGACCGACGTCATCGACCTGTCCTGGCAGTTGCAGCGGCTGTCGCACGGCCAGCTGGGCGAACCGGTTGTCCCCAACGACTACGAGTTCCGGCACCTCTACGGCGGCCTGTACCTGACACGACCCAAGTCCCGTGCAGGATGGCGCGTCATCCCCCTTGTTGAACCGCTCAAGAGCATCCTCGAGAAGCACCAGGCCATGAACCCGCCTGGTAAGTACGGTCTCGTCTTCACCCGCTCAGGCCGACCCGTGGATCCTGATTACGACTCGAAGTTGTGGATCAAAGAACTCGAAGCGTCCGGCATCCAGAAGAAGGTGCGCCTCCACGACCTGCGTCACAGCGCCGTCGACCTTCTCTACTCTGCTGGCGTTCCCGAACAGGTCATAATTCAGCTCGTCGGCCACTCCACTGTCTCCATGACCCGCGCCTACGCATCCCGCGACGTCACCCGTCTCCGTCAGGCGATGGAGATGTTCGGGGCACAGTTCATGCTGGGAGAGACACCGAAAGAACTACCCGAAACAGCGTAGTAAATGTGCCGTACCGGCGGTACCCTGGGGCATGAAGAAAGCCGCAACAGATGCAGTCTGCGGCGGCTTTACCCCACCATTGCTGTAGACAACGAGAGGGGCTGCTGTGCAGTCTACCGAGAGCAACATCGAAGTGCGACTTGACCTCGATCATGTAGTCGCACGTGTCAAAACGTGGCCAGCGAGGTTGATCCCTGAGGAAGCTGCTGACCTCCGCGCCATTCTCGCCGCCCTCGCTGCCGAAACCGACAGGGCCGACCGGGCAGAAGCGCGACTGGCAGAGGTGTGGGACGAAGGAGTAGACGCAACTTTCTACGATCCTGAGTCCCTCGGCAATATCAGTTGGGGCGACAACCCGTACCGCTCCGAGGCCACCGCATGACCGCCCCCACGCCTAGGCGAGCCGCGATAGACGACCGTGACTTCAAGACTGTTCAGGGCTTGGTCACGGAGGGGCAGCGGCTGAACGAGGCAATCGCCAACATGGTGGCTGCAGCGTACGAGGAAGTGGACGGTCGCAACCGGCCTCGAGGCTCAGCAATGGGCCGCTTGCTACATGACGTCAACGGCAAGATCGGCCAGTTCTGGACCGTGCTTGAGCTGATCAAGCATCGTCATGCGGACGAGATGGCCGCTGTGACCGCTGAACGTGACCAGGCCCGCCAGATGCTCGCAGACGCACCCCATGGCCCGCACTGCTCATCCCTCATCCCGGTACCCGACCCGCCGCGATACGGGTGCGACTGTTGGAAGGTGGGGCTGTGAGCGAGTGCCCGATTTGCGGCGCACCAGTCGCCCTTCACGATCAGCTTTTGGTAGGCATGATCTGCAATGTCCGCGTACCAATTCTGCGCGTAAGCGTGCACCTCGTCTGGCGACCCGTGAAGAAGATGTTTCGGAGGCTGGGGCTGTGAGCAAGGATGAGGCGATGAGCGAAGAGACAATGTGGTACGAGTGGGGTTTCCGACTGCCTGATGGTCGAGTCGAGTGGCAGATAGACCACGGCACGGACGGAACGTGGACAGCGTTCGTACCAGAGCTTGGCCTGGGTGCCATCGACATGTACGACGGGCAGCAGTACGCCGCTATCCGGCAAGCCCTCGACGAGGCCGGGTTGACCGATGCTGCAGTGCTCCGCCAGAGGGTAGTCACGACACGCGGTCCGGTCGAAGAAGTTACGGGTCAGTAGAACTAGAAGCGCCCCACCTCATCCGAGGTGGGGCGCTTTTGTGTTCTCACGACGCCATCTTGTTGTGATGCAGGAACGCCATCAGCAACCGTGTCGACACGTCCAACTCGGTCGCAAGCCGCCCAACGTCGGGTGCCCACTTGATGGCCTCACGACACTTGTCCGGGTCGATCAGGTTGTGCGCTGCCAGGAAGTCAGCTTGCATCTCATGCTTAGGCCGATCATCACGATGCCCCAACGCTGCATGTGCCAGCTCGTGCGCCAACGCACACCGGTCATGTACCGCCCGCATCCCCGACCTGATCACGATCATGTTGTGATCAGGTAACCACAACCCGTTCGCGGATCGGATCTTCCGGTGGATGACGTGGATACCTCGTTGTTCCGCGTCCTCGTATGGGTCGTAAATGGCAGGCCCCCTCGGTCATGTTCAGGTCGGTTCGTCTGTGTCAGCTTCCTCGTCGCGGTACGCAGCTTTGTCGCCGGCGTAGGCGTCGATCTCGCCCGTGGTGTCGGGTCGAATATTTGTCACGTTATCGGTGACGACTGACAATGGGCGACGAGTGTTGGCCTCGAGCGCGGGCATGCCACCCATGCGGGTGACGACACGCTCAGCTAACTGTGCCGGGGTGAGGTTAAGTGCGACGGCGAGCTGCAGAAGCTCCCCTGCCGTCGTGTGCCTCTGCGCACTCATCGTCTTCACGATGCTGCCGTAAGCGATCCCAGCAGCTTCTGCAAGCTGCTTATGGGTCATCCCTACTGCTGCTGCCTCCGCGCGAAGTTCAGCTGCGAGGGCAAGGTTTGCGGGTGTCCGAGTGTCTGATGTCTGTGCCACGTAGAACACTGTATGCCCCAAAGAGCACAACTAGTGACAAACAAATGCTGTTTCGGGCTTGCGCTACCCGGATCCGGGTAGTAGCTTTGCCACATGAAGTCGTCGAGAAGAACCCCCACCGCAGTCACCAGCAACGTGATTGCCACGGCCGGAACCGGGGCCACGCTCACCACTCTCACAGAGGCCACCGACACGGATGGCTCGAACCCGCACGACTTCTTCGTCAACCTGACCGAAGTCACATGGGACGAGCTGTGCCGTATCGGTGGCCTCTTTTCTGTTCACCCCGCAACCCTCATGGCAGGTGCATCTTGAGCAACACAGACACCGCAACACCCGAGGTCAAGCGGCACGCCTACTCGATCCGGGAAGCCGCAATGGCACTCGGTGACCGCAGCGAACAGTTCGTCCGCAACCTGATTGCTGACGGCGAACTGGCCGCAAGGTACGGCAAGGGACGAGCAGTGTTCATCCTCCCCGCAGAGGTTGACCGCTACCTCGAATCCCTCCCCTCGGAAAGACGCTAGCCCTCTAGCCCCCACCGTCTACAAGCCCGCCCATGACACGGCGGTGTTTGTTGTGCCCTCGGAACGCCTCATCCGGCTTGTACGTCGTGCGCTTGCTCTTTCACAACTACACAGCGTGGCCCCGACGAAGAAGAAACGGGGCCGGCGTGATGCGTACACGGCACCCCCTAGTGGACAACCCGTCGCACACGCCCCATCAACTACTTCACCTCTACGGAGCGTCGTAAGCGGGCCATGCGCCCCAACGCTGACGAGGTGGCCCTAGCGAAAGCGAACGCAGCCACGACTGCGAGACGTGCGAATCGTCAATAGGGCACGACAACCAACAGAGGAGAGGGATATGGCTGAGATCTATTGGGGGGTCAAGAACCTCGAAACGCGCCAATGGGTTGCGGGTCCAACAAGCGAACGCGACGCGAAAGCTCTCGCTTCCACGGGCAACCGTGATGCACAGGCCCGTTTGTACAAAGCGCTTGTTATGCACCTGTAACCGACCAGCCCCCGAGTCGTACCCGGGATCGTGAACGTTCAAGTCGTTCCGGGGGCACTAGCACTGGGATTGGCCCGAACCTTCCCAGCGCTTTCGCGTAACCGCAACTACATAAGAGGAGAAAGACATGAGCGACGAAGTAACCGATAAGCAGATGTCTTGGTTCGAGTACAGGCACGACTACAGCCCTGCAGAGGGTGCAAGCGCCCACTTCTACGCCGGATACGACGCAGCACTACGAGACCTCGGAAAGCTCCCCTCAGACCCCGGGTACCCAGACGCCTAGCCAGCTATCCCACGACGAGCACCACGTAATTGCAACTGCACAGAGGAGAAAGACATGCATGATTACTGCGCTATTTGCCTCAAACCATCTTGGTATCACAAGTTCGCAGACACGTACGGTCACGCGTTCGAGTCAGCACTGACGAGCGTGAGCCGGCGTCGTGCCTAGATCCCGCAGAACCCCCGTCGAAACGTCCCTCGAGGCCCTTGAGTCCGCCTGGTGCCCGTCGCGTGTCCAGTCGATCATCCTCGACATCATCTGCCAGCACGGCCCTATTGCGGATGATCAGATCGCACGCCGTTACTACCAGCAGGCGGTGCGTACGGGTGATGTGATGCCGTCGCCTGAGTCGTTGCGGACACGTCGTAGCGAACTGGTGGACAAGGGTCTCGTGGAATGGTCGGGGCTGTTCACGCTCACAGAGTCGTTGCGTCGCACACGGGAATGGAGCGCCGTCCTGTGAAAGCACGCGGCCCCGACTTCTGGAACGACTCGAGCGATGCCCGGCATGGAACGACCAATGGTTACAACAATCTCAAGTGCCGTTGCCAACCCTGCCGCGACGCGTGGGCCAAAGATGTGCAGCGTGCTAAGGAACGACGCGCATCTCAGCTCGTCCCCGCTCATTTGCACGGCACCGAGAACGCATACGGCAACTACGGATGCAGATGCCGGCCCTGCACTGATGTTTGGTCCGCTGCGTCGATGGCTAGAAAGCAGCGGCGTCTGGGGATGACCGCATGATCGCGGCCCCTGAGTACGGTTTCGCCCCCACCGGTTCAGCACGCATCACCTGGACCACCGAACTCGCCGCACGCCACATCTGCGCCGACTACGGATACACCCTCTACGCACGCGACGTCACACAACCCCGAAAGGTACGACACCGATGAACCTGCTGCCCTGGCAAATCCACGAAGCCAAAACCGGGTCATACCACTCAGGCGCACCCACATACGCATTCGCACTCGACACCTGCGACCGCTTGTACCGGACCACGGGTCGGTACTTCGTCATTAACCTTGTAAAGGACTACGCATGACCATCCCGACCCCTTTCGAACCGTTCTCTATGACCATCCACGGCATCGAACGTGACCTCATAAAGACACCTGAAGGTCGCGGTGGGACGATCAGGCATACACCGGGCACTCCTGGGTGGGGCGCTAGCGGTTGCCACGGGGACTACCTGCTCAAAGAATGGAGCGAACTCGTCCATGCTCACGCCGCCGAACGTAAACAAGCCAACCGGGCAGAGAGGGAAAGGGACGAGGCCTACAGGACCATCCGTGCGCTGACCGGAACCGAGGCCACCCCATGACCTTCACTGTCTACAAACCTGCCCCACGAACCGTCACCCGCACACTCGGCGTCCCGTGCATCTACTTCTCGAAGCCCCGCAGCACGGGTAGCGGGGGATCGTTGTACGCCAACGCGTCACTCATGGCGCAGCTCAGGGCCGACGCCAACACGCTCGCAATCCAGGCGCACGGGGAACGCATCGAAGACGACAAACCAATCCCCGTCAT